ACAATAACAGTTAGGAGGTAGATGATGGCTTATAGTGCAACTGGACTACACCGAATAGGTGGTGCTAGTGGAGTAAATCTTTGGATTTATCAAACCACAGATACAATCGCAACTGTTAACAGTGCTGGTTATTTTAATAACTCTGCTAATATGTTGAACGTAAGGGACTTAGTTATTGTTATGGATACTAATACTCCAACAACACATTTCTGTACCGTGCTTTCAAACACTGGCACAGTAGTTGACGTTTCAGACGGAACTGCTGTTGCAGAAACAGATGGCGACTAAATAACATGAGTCAATCAACATCAGCGACATCTCCTATCGATATATGTACTCGGTCACTGGTGTTGATTGGCGCACAACCAATTACTTCTTTTAGTGATGGATCAAACGAAGCATTAGTTGCTGTTAATCTTTATGAAGATACTATCCAAGCTAGTCTTGTAAATACAAGATGGAGATTTGCAGTAAACCAAGCAATAGGTAACAGACTATCAGATGAACCAACTGGTAGATATAATTCAGCTTACCAAATACCTTCTGACTCATTAATGATAAATGCTGTTACAGTAAATGATAGAAGTATAGACTATCAGATATATGGTAACTTTATCTTCAATGATGCAAGTGTTAATGATGTCGTCGTCATAGATTATAACTTTAGACAATTAGAAGCTAAGTTCCCAGCATACTTTGTACAAGCTGTCGTCTATGAACTGGCTGGACACTTTGCATTAGCATTAGCAAGAAATGATAGTATGTCTAACAATATGTTTGAGAAAGCAAGGTTCTTTATGCAGAAAGCAAGAACACTTGATAGCCAACAGCAGACAACTCTTAGACTTTCTACTAATCGTTTTGTTACATCAAGAAGGACAACTGGTACATTATCGAGTAATGTCTAATGGCTCGTATTCGAATACCTCTCAACAACTTTGAAAGAGGTGAAGTCTCACCAGCAATGACATCAAGAACTGATTTGAATGTATATGTTCAATCAGCAGAAAAAGTAAGAAACTTTTTTTTGATGGCAGAGGGTGGAGTTAAACGTAGACCAGGCACAGAGTTTATTCATAAGTTTACTACTATCACAGTAGACAATGCAAAAAGATTACAAGTAAAGATTGAACCATTTTTATTTTCCGACGACGAAAGATATATTGTAGCATTTAGTGCTGGCAGATGTGACTTCTTTCGTATAGTTGCATCAACTGGTGCAATATCTCATATCCAAGCATTAACAGCAGATACAGATAGTACAGCATTGCCGTGGACTGTTGATACAATAGAACATCAAACTATAGCACAGTCTGCTGATAATATGTTTGTTGCTCATAGTTCTCATATACAAATGAGAATAGTTAGAACTGGACTTACAACATTCGAAGTAAGAAAGTTTGCATTTGATGAAACAACAGCTAATGATGAAAGATTCCAACCATATTTTACATTTCAAGAAAGTGGTGTAACTCTTACTCCAAGTGGTACAACTGGTAACATTACATTAACAACTTCTGCAAACTATTTTGAAAGTGGTCATGTAGGAACTATTGTAAGATATAAAGGCAATGAATGTCTTGTAACTGGCTTTACAAGTGCAACTGTAGTTAATGCAACTGTTCGAAAAACATTATCAGGAACATCAGCAGATACAGATTTTGACGAACAATCATATTCTACACTTAGAGGTTTTCCAAGTGCTGTTACATTCCATGAAGATAGACTTTGGTTTGCTGGTACAACAAGTCAACCTGATGGAATATGGTCGTCGAAAACTTCAGAGTTTTTTAACTTTGATGTTGGAACAGCACAATCAAATGAGAGCATACAGTTTGCAATTAGTGCTGGTGAGTTTAACTCTATCAAACATTTAACAAGTTCACGAGATTTACAAGTGTTCACAAGCACTTCTGAATTTTTTATACCATCTTTTGCAAGCAGTGCATTAACACCAACAAATGCACAGATACGACGACAAACACCTTTTGGTAGTGCAAGTGTAAGACCTACACCATTTGATGGTGCTACAGTATATGTTCAAAGAGGTGGTAGGACAGTAAGAGAGTTTGTATTTAGTGACGAGGAAAGTGCGTATGTATCAACACCTATTTCACTATTAAGTTCACATCTTGTGATCGATCCAACGCAAATGACAGCTATGCGTGGTGCGTTGGCAAGACCTGAAAGTTATGCTTTCTTTGTTAATAGTGATGGCACAATCGCAGTGTTTCACTCAATTCGTAATGAACAAAAGGCTGGGTGGACATTGTGGACAACCTCTGATACTGGCACTACTGGTGGATTTCACAGTATGTGTACTATTGATGAACGATTGTTTTGTGTTGCTAAAAGAGATTTAGGTGGTGGTACTGTAAGGTTTATGCTAGAGGAGTTCTTGGATACAGCTACTTTAGATTGCAGTGATGACTTCTCAGGAAGTAATGGAGTGTTCACAACAAATTCAATTTTTGAAAACAATGCAAAGGTCGACGTCGTATCTGGTAATGATTATCTTGGTAACTATACTCAAGGATCAAATCAAATAGATGTATCTGCTGTAAGTACAACAAGTTCAGCAGAAATTGGTTTTGGTTATACTGGTGTATTAACTACTCTTCCATTAGATGCAAATGTAGATGGTGGTCCTCTTACAGCAGAACCAAGACAAATAACAAGGGTTAATTTAGACCTAGTGGAAACATTATCTGTATCTGTTAGTAGTGGTGGTACAGCAGTACCATTGATATTACAAAGTACAACAGATGACTTTTCACAAGGCTTATCAAAATTTACTGGTAAGAAAGAGTTTAGAATGTTGGGATATAGCACAGACCCAAGAGTCTTGATAACTCAAACTGCACCAGTTTCTTTACAACTAAATGGAATGATAGTGGAGGTGGCTTTCTAATGTGTGTCGTAGCTTTACCACAATTAGTTGCATTGACAACTATAGCATCAGGTGTTGGTGGTATGATGTCTGCAAGGGCTGGTGCAAAAGAAGCACTAAGGGCTGGAGCAAGAACAGCAGAAAGAATAGATCAGCAAAAACAAGTATCTGAATTACAAGCTGAACAAGAAACAAGTGAGATATTAAAAAGTTTTTCAGCATCAATGGCAAATAATATTGCTATGAGAGCATATATGGGAAGAGATGTAAGTGACCCATCATTCAAAGCATTTGAAAAAAATAACTTTGCTACATTAGAAACTGATCTTAAACGTATGGATATACAAGCTAAGAACATATCAAAGAATTATGATTTACAAAAGTTTGAAGCTGTATCAAGTGCAACTGATAGAGCTAAATCTCTTAGACGACAAGGGTTATTAAATCTTGTTGGCTCTGGTGCTGAGGGAATAATTAGATATAAAAATGTAACAGTGGATTAGTATGAAAATAGAAACATTCAAAAATCAAGTATTTAATAAACCAGTAGGTGTTGTTCGATCAGAAATAAGAACAGCAGAGTCAGACACTTGGGAAAGCATATCAAGATTATCTCAGGCATTGTCAGGTGAGTTTTATAAACAAGCTGTTGATGAAGCACAAAAGGCTGGAGCTAAGAAAGCTCTTGAAGTCGACGTCTTTGATGAAAATATGCAAATAACTAAAGCACCTATAAGTATGGGTACTGTTGGTACAAGTGCATTTGAAGAAACAATAATGCGAAGATATGAACAGAAAATGCACTCTTTGATTGATGAAAGAATTTCAACTGTATTAAGAGATAATCCAAATGATAGTGAAGAGTTTAATACACAGGCTTCTATTGCTATAGGTGGTTTACTTGATAAAGCAGACCCTAGTATGAAAGGTGTTCTTACAGACTATGCAACAACTAAGATTGCTATTGGTAATAATACTGTTTTGAGTAATGCAAAGGCTGTTGAAGATCAGCAAACAATCTTTGATTTAGAACAGCATACAGCAAAGTTAGGGTTACAAGCTATTAATGCCTTTAATAATCTTGATGATAGAACTGGTCTTATTTTACAGGAAGAAATAGAGAAACAGTACACGGACCTTGTGACGGAAGGTATACTAACTGGTCAACAAGCATACTCAGCAATATCAGCACAACAAAAATTAATATTAGATGCAAGAATCGGTATATCATTAAGAAATATGTCCTTAGAAGAAATATCTGTTTTGGCTAGCGAATATGGAAAAGGAAGATGGAATGATCTGCAAGACACTCCTCGAATGAATGAAGTAAATAAAATTCAACTTGAACAGGGCGAACCAAAATTAGCTTCCTATGATTATTTTAAAAAGTTAATTAAAGAGAATCCAGACGTATCTAACAACAGACAAATTAAAAGAACAATAAACGACATATTTCAAAGACAAAGTGCATTAGAAAATGCACAGAAAGATGCAAGTGTAAATAAAGTTATTCTTCGACATTTAGCAAATGATATGAAAGTAGATATTGGTAATAAAGAAATGGGTTTATATACACAGTTTGTATTTGAGCAAGCTGGTGTACCATTACAAACAACTGAACTTGGACCTGTTGCACCAAACTTTGAGCAGTTAAAAGCACTTGCAAACAATCAAAGATTTTATGAAATTATGATGGTTCAAAATAAAATACCAGGTGTTATACAAGATAAGTTTCAAAGGCTTGTAACAGATGGTGGTTTACCTAATGATGAAAAGTTTGTTGTTTTAGAAATATATCAAAACATGAGAAACAATATGTCAATTCGTGGTATGCATAGAGATTTAACAAGTGCAATGGGTATGTCTGAAAATTTATCAGCACAGTTAAATACTTTAAATAATTTAGTTACTTTTAATAGCACACCAGAGGGTATTGATTTTGCTGTAAAGCAAATGAATAGACCAGCAGATGAATTATTGGCTGATATGATTACCAGTGTTAATGCTGATTTTAAACCAACTAATCCAGTAAGAGATGCAAGTGGTGCTGAAAATATAATTTATGACGAGTTATATAAGAGAATTAAAGATACAA